AAACGGTTGCCTCGCTGCTGATTTCAATTTGCGGTTTGATGATGAAATTTGTGAGTGTTATTCCTGCCGCCACTCGAACCTGTAAACCCTTGGCAACAAATGATTCCGAAAGACCATTTGCTGTGTTGTTCTTTTTGTAGGCAGCGCAGTTGTTGGTGCTGTATTTTTCTGTGCCTGTACTGATGTTGTCTTGAACATTCACCACACGGATAGCCACAGAATCAGCAAACGCGGTGCCAACAACCTCCGGATTATTAATTGACAAGGAATATCTGGCTCCAACGGGTACAGGCCCCGAAAGCGGAAAAATATAGCCAAATACACCTGTGCTGGTGCCGTTGAAAATAACTGTTCCATTGGATTCAAATTCAGCTGTTATTCCGTTTACCGCAACTGTTTTATTTGCTGAGACATAGAGGTTTTTATTACTCACCGCAAGGTTTATCCCTGCGCCATTCCCCACGCTCACAAGCGGTATCGGATTTGACGGCGACGGCGTGCCGTCCTGAGTGGTTTTGCCATAGAGGTGCAGGTCGCGCAGCTGCCGGTCGGATGAATCAGACACAACAATAGCGTTGCCGGTTGCCGTGGCAATGATAGCCGGACCGCGGTCGTCAAGCTCCTCGGTCAGGTTGGCTATTGCGCTGATTGGGTGCTGGTTGGCGGCGTCGCGATTGCGGAGTTTTGTATGGTCATCAATCTGTTTTGGAATCACGAGGTTCCTGATATTGTCGTCAAGCTCATCCACCGCCTCTTGCAGGTTCTTTGCATCAAGGCTGCTATCGCTGTTGTCGTAAAGCACAATGCTTGCAGTGAGGCGAGCTTCCGGTTCTCCGGGAACAGTTATATCCTCTTCCCTGTTTTCCGGTGTGATGCGATCTTCACACAAAACAAACGGCATTCGCTGGATTGTCGCTACCCTGCCGCTTTTTGTAATAAGCTCGCGCTCATATTCGTACACACCGCCTCTCAGATGAGAGGTATCCTCCGGAGCGAACACCACAGTTATCAGTCCGTTATCAGCCTGATCCGCTGCTGTGAGTCGCTTAGCAAGGATCGCCTGTTTGCCTTTGAACACAAACAAACGAATGATGTCCCCATCCGAAAGTCTGTAGATTTCTCCGTTCAGAGGAAACTCAAATTCAAACCGATGTGTATCTCCACGAATGAATTTAATTTCTTGTATAGGTGTCATCTGATCCTCCTATAGTCTCTTGTCGTCGCGTCCGCTTTGAATGTACTCCACGTTAATAGCGTCAGGCTCAAACGGCTGAGCTTTATCACAGGAGATACGCAGCGAGGCGTAATTTGCTTTTGTCATATCCAACCGCCGAATCATGCGTCGAGCATACTCAGCCGGTGAGAAAGGCATTGTACAGCGCACTTTCCATCCGTCCCCAGTGTTTACCGACAAGTTGATGTCAACTTCTGCACCTGGCTGGATCTGAAGCGCAGCTTTCGTGTAGCGACGCTGCTTATGGAAAAGTCCGCCCTGCAAGTCAGGTGTCTCCCAGCAGGCCAGGAACGGCTTACCGTTATCTGTCAGTACACCATCGCTGAACCGGTATACGTTCCCGTCCGCGTCACCAAAATGCGCTACATTGTCCCACATCCACATACAGCGCGCAGGAATACCTGTCCAAAGGAACGACTCGTACTGGTAGGTTGAATCAGGCTCATCCTTTGTGTATGTCTTGGCGGTGCCGTCAAGCAGATAAATCTTTCCGTTAACTGCCAGCATATAGTAGTTTCTCCAGACAAGAGCAACCGCCTCTTCCATAGCAGACTCCTTAGTCAGAGCGCCGTTAAGGTAGAACGACCGCAACTGAGCGTACTTCTCTGCGGTAAGGTCTGCCGAGGTCAAAGCGCAGATTCCGTTCTCTGTCAGGAATAAAGGTTCATTATCGAGCTCAGCAAACGAAAACGACGCTATGTTGCGTGGTCCTTTAATAATCGAAACCACAGGGAACATCTGGCGGTATGCATCCAGCGTATCTGTTGACGGTGTTCTTACATAAATAGAACCATCTTCTTTATGAGTAGCGAGATACGTACCAATAGTCGAATATCCTACGATTTTATTCTTTGCATCACCCAGCATCGAATAATTTATGTCAGGCCAGTATGTTAGATCTCCGATATCCGACCAATAATCTCGATTAGGATATTCCGGATTGCCTGAGGCAAAAATACGAGTACCCCCAGTAGGCAGTTGATATGCCGTAGCAATTGTGCATTTGTTAATCCATCCACGCTTTTCGGAGCGATCCTTGCTAACGGTTATAGACACATTCGACTGTCCGTCCACAGGAGTAACAGCAGGCGCAGAGACAAAATTAACGACACCTGTTACGTAATCGACGGTATAGTCTATCCCTTCTTTGAGTTCCTGCCATGTTACGCCGTCAGCGTTCATCAACTTAACAACCGTACCTGCATCGGCTATCAGATCATCAAACGACATCTGGTAAGCTGTGCTTTCACCATCAGCGTAAAATAGTTCAGTAAACGCATCGGACAACATATTGATCTCTTCGTAAGCTGTGCCGCCGCCTTTTGGATCTCTATCGATCATTACCGTGGGGATATATGCGTTATCACTAAGTTTAGGTGCATAGTAAATTCTGTCTCCATACGCGTTATCTGAGTACTTAAAACCTCGAGCCGCTGAGCCATCAAAAAAGATCGTTCTGGCTTCTTCCGGCATTTTAACTATACAGGAACGCGCATCTGCAACGCCGGTATTCTCTATCGGTATTCCAGAGTTAAAGGCCTCGATCGCCTCCGCCCTGCTGCCTGCAACAATAATTTCGTCATAGTAAATTTTTGTTCCGGCATGTACTACACGAATTGTGCCTCGGTCACTCCGAAACTCGGTCGCTCCGTTAATCCTGCCACCATACTGCTGCTCATTAACACGCTCATAGCCCATGCGGCATTTAACTTTGCCCGGGGCAGAGCGCATCATATTCTGGCAGTTAGGTGACCGCTTCAACGACATATATGTCGGCTTGCTGCTGAGATCGATTCCTCTGAATTCATTTATCTGAATAATCTGCGTACTGGGCGGTTTGGGTGCGCTGCCAGCAAAAGCAGCTGCAGGAATATACGGCATAACGTCTCACCTCACTCTACTGTATACACCGACTGAATTTGAAGAATGCCGCCACGCTCCTGCCGCTCAAGGTTGGCAATGCGCGAGCTGAACTCCGCATCCAGCCAGTAAGATTTGCTCTGATCCTCCGGTATGCCTCGTGTCAGATCCGAAGCAAGTTTGAGTCCCACCAGAGCCTCAGCCTCCGGAGCGACTTCAAGCGGCGTGTTGTCGTCCGCATCATGCGGCACGGCACGAGGGTTTCTCCAGTAATGAAATTCGAACTGACCGGGCACGTTGCGCGGCAGAAGAAACGTGCGGAAACCTTCACGACGGACATCGTGGAACTCCTCGTAATTGTTACCGTCAGAGGTGCGCACACACTTGTCGTACTCGCGCATATCGAACGGTAGATTGTAGGCTGCATAGGGTGTATTGGCAGGGATATCGTCGTCGTACTGGAACGGCACGTCGTAGGCTGCGACATACCGAACAGCCGCAAAGTGATTGGACTCAACGATGATCTCACATACGCCACCATTCTCAGGCACAACAACCTTGAGTGGAGTGAACTCTTTCTCCGAGTAATTACTCTGCCGGCAGATAATATTCTGACCGTTTCTCACGGTGACATTAACATTGCCTATGCTCTCCATGTATATTGCCCGAACATTGTTCACACGGGCAACATACGGTTTGCCGGGCAGGACATTGTGCGCGCTGTACGACTCCCCCAAAAGGTTTGGGATGCTGTTCTGTACCACAGTAAACGCGTGCGGAATTTTGAACTGGCCGGCAAGAATGCTGACGACACCGGACAGCAGATGGTTTGCCCTCTCCTTGTAATCTGCCAGCTGCTCCGTAGCCGGTGCGCCTCCGTTTATGGTTGCCTCGTCAAGCCAGCGCAGAGCTTCATCGATTGCTTGACCTTTTGTAATCATTGGGTTCCTCCAAAAGAAAAATAAGGGCGGCGGCATCTCTGCTCACCGCCCTTGCGTGATTGGTTACTTGAATTGGATAAAATTGGTTGAGACTAGATAAGACCCTGCTTTTCGAGGATCTCCGCAACGCGGTCGGGAACCTCAACCGGCTTGTTCCAAGGCACATCATAGCGATATCCGTTGATGCAGACTACCTTTGGAGGAACGGTCCTATTGTTCTCAGCTGCGTCGCGGTCGATGAGCTTGATTGTACGCTTGGGTCGCGCATCAAGGATCGCCTTCATGGAGCGAGCTTCGCTGTCCATTCTGGCGACTGTCAGATTGTCCTTCTTTTCAGCCATGGTAAATCTCCTTTCTATTAAGCCGTAGTGCCATGCTCAATGCGGATCATGGACAGCTCATCCAGACGGGCAGCAGTCATCATGAATTTGCAACCGACGGTGCTACGCTGCTCCAGAGGATCCTCGGTACCGCCGGACTTTGTGTCCTTGAGGAGAACGCGGGGAGCACCCTCGCCCTCAATCTCGATGCAGCCGTAGGCATCGGCACCGATGATGATGGTGCCGTAAACGTCTGCGCCACCGGAGCCTGCGCCGGCAAAGATGGGTGCGTTGGTGGTTTCGATGAAGCGCACGCCGTGGATCTTGCCGACTTCGCCGTCTATAATGCTCTCGCCGCCATTGTACTTGCTGACATCCTGCCACAGGGGATCGTTCTGGATGTCATAGGCGGTGTCAGGGTGGATGAATCCGATGAAGTACTTACCCTCAACAGGGTTGGCGTTCTGGCGGCGCAGAGCGCGTACTGCCTTCTTGATGAGGTCGCTGGTGATGACGTTGGCCGCGCCGACTTCCTCGGTGCCGGTGCCGGTGGCGTACAGGACGTTGGAGCCGTTGGCCACGATATCGCGGACGACGGTGTCAACGGTCAGGCCACCCCAATCGCCGAGAATCTCCGCGGCCTCGGTGGCGTTGTTGTCAATGCCGACCATGTCGAGCTTGTCGGAAAGAGTGACAAACTTACCGTACTGCTTTGCCTTTGCAGTGATGACGGTCTCCGACAGCTCAGAGCCGGGAGGGGTAACGCCCTCGGTCAGCACAGTGGTGTCTGCAGGCAGAGCGGCATATCTGCGAAAGTTGATGGTGTCGCCCTCTTTCTTGGGGATAGGACGCTTCTGACCGTACTGCCAGAACACCAGCCGGGGCTTCAGTCTCTTGAGCAGAGTACGGTCATAAAAAGTCTTATTCTCGGCGGACAGGTTGCCGTCGATGGTATTGGTGTTGTGGGTTACAGCTCCAAACGCCAGCATCATGGGAAAAAGCAGAATGCTGCGGAGCAGTCTTGTGAATTTCTTCATGTGGTTATGTTCCTTTCGTAGAGATTATGATTTTCTGTAACCTCCACGCTTTGCGATGGCGAGATGTCGCTCGAAGTCCGCGTCGGACATGGTCGCCCAGTCGACAGACTCGTTTGCGCCGCCTCCGCCTATCGAACCGGGAGAAGCTGCGCCAGCAGCTCTGACCGAGGCAAGAGCCTCCGCCTTTGCCCTCTCTATATCCCGGGAGCGGATGTCTCCGTAATGGGTTGACATGATCGTTCTGAGAGCGGAGTCGAGATCGATATCGTAACCTTCCGCTGCTGACACCTCCATGAGCTTCATCACATCGTCGTGGTATTCCTCATAGATTGGAGCCAGTGCAGGGTCCGATCTGATCGCAGCCTCCTGCTCTCTGAATCCAACTTCGCGTTCTCGCTGCTCGAACTCCGCTACTCGCGCCCTCAGACGGGAAAGCTCAGCGGCCGACTCAGGGTTTTCGCCGGCTTCGTCTGCGGACTGCATAGCGCGGTAGTCCTGCATTTCTGCATACGTGGAGATGGGTTTTCCTGTGTAGGGATTGGTCATGCCGAGATCAGCGATCATAGCATCCGTTCTCTCGTTGAGACGTTTGCTGAACGCTTTTGTCGCAGTCACATCATTCTCGGCAGGTGATGCAACCGTGGGAGCGGCGACACTCCCGGCAGCAGAGTTATCCGCACCGCCTGTATCCACAGGAGCGGTATCCACTGCATTAGCAGCCATGTTTTCGAGTTTCATTCTGAACTCTCCTTTCTGCGCTTTTTTCTACCTGCGGCGAGGGTCGGAGCGCATACCGTTTTGCAGCCGCAAATATGAAAGCGCCGCCTGCCTAATTCAGCAGGTGACGCTTCTCAAACGTTTCTGTGCTTCCGCACATGGGGTTCATGCACTGAAGTTTCTGGATCAGGTATACCTTATCCGGTTCATCGGGATTCTCGCTGCGTTCAGATTTGTAAACACTGTCTACAATTCGCAGGTCTGCATCACATTTCAGGCAGATCTTTGGTGCAGACTGGGTAGAGTTAAATGATTCATTTTCCACGGTACCCATTCCTCCATGTTAAATCGTTGGTGCTTTGGGAATTACCGGCAAGTCAACACCGCCCACTCCACCGGCTCGTGTCATTCCTGGCAGCTGCCCTACGTCAGATGCAGGCTCACCCGTTGGCATTGTCATACCCTGTGCCTGCAAATCATCCATGATCTCCTGAAGCAGCTGTTGTTTCTGTGCGTCCCGGTCTGCCCACTTCTTCTTGAGCCGCTCTTTGGACGGCAGTACATTATCAGGAATAAGGTCGAGATACTCGAACTGATTGATAAATCCTCGATCAAGGAAATTATCAAGGGTGGACATGGTCAGCGCCTCGCTGTACTGACTGGATGCGCCTACGTCAATCTTCAGACTGAACTCTATATCGGCGTAGGCCGTGCCAGTAAAGGCACGTGTGTTATCCATGGGGTCGGTGTCGTCCGATGCATCAGTAACGGTAACATTGCGCTCGGTGTTGTAGTAGGCCTTTATCATGTCCTCCCAGATCGCCCCGACCTGCTTAATGGTTCGCCAGAAGTGGGACTGGATTTCTTCGATGGGTTTTACCGCCTGCGACTGCAATGCGATGATTGCCGATGCGGAGATGCTGCTGCCCAGCGGTTCACCGGATGCAACCTCGTTCACACCGGAGACGGTGCGCATCAGATCAAATATGCTCTGTGCCAGAGCAGATGCACCGGAAGACATGGCAGGCGGATTGAGGTAGGATATGCCGACGCCGTTGCCGTAGTGGTCTACCACAACCTCGCCCGGCTCGTTGGTGATCGGCTGGTTTGTCGCACCCTGCTTTACGATGATCTTAGGCCATGCGGTCTGCTGTGCGGACAGCAGTTCCATGGCCTTGAGGAAGTTGACCGCTTTCTGCGCAGGAATGAGCGTCTGGCACTCGCCAATACCGAATATGCACTTCTTTCGGGCGTACCAGTTCATTACGGCTATCGGATACCGCTTGATGATGTGCGCCGCATTTTCGGGATTTGGTGTAAGGCTGCGCTGCTTGATGATCTCCACGTGCTCGGTGCAGCGGTCGAACACAACCGCACCATTCAAGCGGTAATACTTCGTAAGGACGGTGACCTTCTTACGATTTGTCAACTCACGTTTTGCCGAGGCATACCCCTCGCTTTCGTGACGGTCGTCGCCGGCAATGAGCTTGAGCTGTTCTTCCTTGATTCCCTCAGCTTTGGCAGCCACTTTTACCTCTTCCGCGTCCACGCGCTGAGCAATGATAATATACGGCTGCCTCTGTACGTCTCTGCATTGAGGATTGCCGAAGAATATGTTGAGGGGATCTATGCTTTCGCCGCGAATTTCGCCGACATAGGGATGCTCTGTGCCGCCAGTAACGCTGGTGTCGAAGTAATAGTGAAGTATGCCGGTTCCCAGCGTAGCAGCGTCGTCAAGCAGCTCGCTGTTAAGTTCCTCCTGATCGCACCGCTCCCACAACTGACGGGCATAATCGGTCATGTCCTTTGCACCCTCAGCTGCCAGAGCTGCGGTCTGCTCATCTGCGGAATACTCTGCAGGGCTGTACTGGATGGCAATAGGCTGATTAACTATGGCAGATCGCTTGTTGCGGATGAACATTTCCACCACGTTGAATACCGGTCGCGGAAGATTGCGTGTGCGTTTGGTAGCCGCAGGCCACTGCTCACCTTCCTTGAATTTTTCAAAGGCCGGAAAATCCACAGAGAAACCCATGCCTGACTGATACTCCAGTCCGGCTTTGTATTCGTCCCACACTCTGGTGGTCATCACGTCACTCATTCGTCGTCACTCCGCTTCTGCTGGTAGCCGTAGAAATATTCGTTGAGAATCTGCGCGACCTCGTTGCCTGTGCCCTTCGTTTCGGCAGCTGCGGCGTGGACTTTCCGAAACTCTTCAATGTCGTCGATGATGTCACATACAACACCGTCCATTTCCTTGGCTTTTGCGTCAAGGAACTCCAGCTTATCCAGCACTGCTCCCACAGGCTTCAGATCGTAACCGGCTTTGCGGAGCAGCCATGCTATAAACTTTCCTACCAATTTATCAATCCTCTCGAGTAGTCCTCCGGCTCCTGCAGAGCAGGCGGCAGGACATTTTTCTTTATGGGCGCTGCCGGTTCTGCCATGGGGCGACCGGCGCAGAAATAACGGATAGCATCCGGCGCATGAGTGACCTCGTGGGGCTCACCGGCGGCATCAGACGGGTGTTTCTGGTCAAACTGCAGCAGCGGTATGCTGCGGATTACATTCGGGCAGGTGCGGAAAAAGCGCATATTGGCGTACTGCCCGCCGTCACCCTCACGCACCTTGAGCCATTCTTTCATATTCAGCCAGCCGGCAACGCGCTCGTTGGCGGTCTTGGTGAGGTATATCCCGCTCTCGCCGAATATCTCGGCAACGCTCTTGCCGGTGTCCTGTCTGCGGTTCCACATATCGGGCGGCGCGAACCACTGGAATATCTTCTCACCGTCAGTCAGGGCTTTGATGCG